GTGTTCTCGTCCTCGCCTTCCGGAAACTCTTCCGAGTCGCCGATGAGCGGCAATGGCAATATTTCCGTGGCCATCAGACCCATCTGCACCGCGAACGCCTTGTGTCTGATCGGCACGAGCTCCTTCCAATCGGGCTTGCTGGCACACGCGTAGTTTTCGACTTTCATGGCTTTGCGATTCCAAAGCTCGACGGCAGTTTTAAACGTGTCTCCGGTGATGGCCATCGCGTCGCGATCGTCGGATTCGCTCAGGTCTGCTTGTGTGAGTCGCAGGTTGCGGCCGCGCTCATACTCGAGCACGTCTTCATCCAACAATCCGGCGAGCACATGGGCCACGTAATAGAGCCTGCCGCGCTTCTCGAACTGGAAAGGGATGCGTTGCTCAGCATCCGCGTCGTAAAGAGTTACTGCTTTTGTTGTCGTCACTTTCTCGGACATGGTTTGTCGTGGTTCCTTTCAAAAGTTAAAAAGCCCGGTCGCTGTTGTCAGTAGCGACCGGGCTGCCTTACCCGGTGAATCCGCGTGGGCCTACCACGCAGCTCAGTTGTCGTCGTTTTCGAATTTCAGGTTTTGCCGACGCACCCTCTCTTCAGCTTCCCATTAGGGAGCAATGTCGAGCAGGGTGTCGGCGTTGGCGTCGGCGTTGGCGTCGGCGTTGGCGTCGGCGTTGGCGTCGGCGTTGGCGTCGGCGTTGGCGTCGGCGTCGGCGTTGGCGTCGGCGTCGGCGTTGGCGTCGGCGTCGGCGTCGGCGACTCGTTGCTTGCCGGCTGGAAAAAGATGCCGCTTAAGACGGCATCGGCCGCACTCGCTCGCCACACCCGGAAGATTACCCGGCCGGCAATGTTGTAGGTGAGATACACCCCACCAGAGAACGAGTCGACGAGCCGGTAATCCTTCAGCGTGCCGTTTGGATCGGACATCTCGATTGCCGCAACGCGCTGCGCCCGGTTCTGTGAATCCCAATCCAGAAAATAGAAAGAGACCTGGTGCGCTTGCCCGTCCGTGATCTGAATCTCGACGTCGAACGAAGGTTGATAGGTGGACCAGGCAGCCGCAACTCGATCTCCAGTTAGGGAGTCGGGTTTAATCAGCGCCCGTTCATCGCTCGTCGACTGTGCCCACGTCACCGTGTTATCAACCTCGCGCACGGTGACGGTGGCATATGACGGGTAACGCGCGACGTCGCCAATCACGTTGTAACCGTCGGCGCCGTAGTAGTTGATGATCGCGGCGGCCTTTGAGAGACACACCAGGCCGAACAGCAAAACAATGATTCCCACCGGAAGCAGCTTTTTGAGGTTCATCGTCGCCTCCTATGTGGTGTAACTCTCGACCTCGTTGATGAGGGTGGCGGTCACGATCTTGTCGAGGTCCCGGTCATAAAGCATCTTCGGCTTCAGGTTCAGCGTCACGATACCGTTGCGTTCGCCGGTCTCCACCGCTTCGTAGGGACTCTTCTCGCCGAGAATCGTGAGCTTGTGGTTGAACGCCGTGGCGCCAATCTTTGGCCCAATCAAGTCCACCTGCGGCTTGAGTAGTTTCTGGCTGCGGAGCGCCGCCAGTTCTTCTGACTCGCTGTTCAGCCGCACGTTGTAGCCCATCGTGAAGCCACGTTTGCCAAACAGGCACTCACTGCGCAGGGCGCCGCTGGCCGGGTCAGCTGTCTGAAAGAGCGCGGCGCCCGGACGATAACCGTCTTCAGCCAGCAGCTCATTAGTAGCGCCGAATTCCCAGGAGTTGATCCGCTTCTGATTGCCGTAGTTGGTGATCACGCCGGCATCATCAACCGTGAGCCCGACCTGCGAGTTGTAGAAATAGTGGAGCAGGCCGAGCGGGTCCGGAAAGGCAAGGCCGGAAGGTGAGACGTACTTGCCGGAACCTCGCAAGGCGCAGGTCCCGCTGATGCGATTGATCGCATCGCCACTTAGACCAAAGCTCTCTGCCACCATTGAAGGGAACAGCCGGTTGATAGCGCTGCCCACAACCTCGAGCAGAGACGTGGCTGGTAACTGTCGCGAGGTCTCGGCGTTCATCATCGAAAAGACGTGCTGGTACACGGTTGGGGCCGCGATTTCATCCGGCTGGGTGGTGACCACGGCGCCGAACACCAGGAGCAGGATGCGGCCCAGCTGCTCGCTGGACACATCAAACTCAACCTGCCGGGCTACGTCATGAGACATCAGCCACTGCTCGGTGGCCTGCTCTACCCCGGTGGAGTGGTCCATGTTGTCCTGGGTGGCCACGGTGTAGTTGGCCAGGTTCTTGTCCTTGCAGATGAACTCAATCAAATCCGCCTCGTCGTTGGGCGTCAAATAGTCATCTTGCGGGATGCGGCCGATCGCGAACCGGCGCTGTTGAATGTGTTTCATCGTTTACTCCTTTTCTGACGGCTGCGGCTGCACAGGCTGTGTTCCTGATTTTTCTCTCATAGCCCGGACAGCCCGCGGCGACGCTTCCACCGCTGTTTCGAATAATCCCGTCTTGAGCAATAACGCGGCTTCCGCCTCGTCAACTGTGAACGGTTGCTCCGCGCGGCTAAACCGGCGCCGGTATTCACCCTGGCCGATATCCACCTTCTGACCCGCTGTGTCTTTGAGATTGAGCTTCACTTTTGTCGTCATCTACCCTCTACCTTCTTTCCGGGCTCAGTTGCTGGCCCGACATGTTTACCAGCAGCGGCATGTTCACCACTGCGTACTCATCAGCGCCCTCGATTGAGTCATAACCGCGGACGCAAGTGCCGACGAGCGAGTCGCGCACGCGGCCGCCCATCGTTGGATCGTCAAAGAACAACTTCGCGGTGGCGAGCGCGAGCGCGCGTGCGTTATCTCGCGCCGGCCGGCGCGCTGACTTGTCTGCGCCCACCACGCGCCAGAAGATGACGATCGTTACCAGCGCATCGAACTCCTCCATCGCTTCTCCGCCGGCAAGCGGCGCCAGGTCAGATTCACAGTCGCCGATGCGGATGCCGTAGTCTTTCGTCATCGACTCGTACACGGTGCCGTGCAGTTCAGCCAGGTAAAGTGCACTGCCCTCCTGCGCCGCGGTTACAGCCGCGTCGACGTATTCAAAAATGGCATCTTCGATCGTCACTAGAGGTTCCCCAGCGCCGTGTCCATGATGGGCTGCGCTTCCTGCGCCAGCCGGTTGGCGGCACGTTCATCAAACGGGTTAGGCTTCATGCCCGCGGTCGAGCGGCGCAGGATGAACATTCGCCCCTGCACATCGATGTAGGCTTCCGGCTTCCCGGTCTTCGTATCGATCGGCACCGTCTCCACCGGAATCAGCAGAGCTTTCCGCGAGCGCGGTTGAACGCGCGCGTGTCGCGGCCCATACAGCCCGGTGCCAGCCGCAACAGCCTCGGCGTAGTCATAAGCGGGCGACGGCTTCAAAGACACTTTGCGAGTTTTGCCGCTCGGCAGGTGAAGCACGGCGGCGCCGGCACTCGTGCGACTTCTGGCGGCCGCGTTGATCTCGCCGCGCAACAAGCGATCGGTGACACGCACGTCGGATGAAATGCCCTGCTTCAGATTGCCGCTGGCTCGTGGCGCTTCGTCGCGGGTGAGTTGCTCGCCGCGTTCGATGACTCGACGCAAGCCAACGATCGTCGCCTGCCGTCGCTCTTCGACGAGCTCCTGCACCTCGCTAATGTCTGCTCTGATCCGCGTCATACATCCAACACTGTGAATTCTGGGTCCGGAGTTTCATCGGTCAGCATGTAACGGCGCGCAATCTCGTGAGCCTGGTCGAAGTACATTCTCGCCAGCTCTTTCATTTCGGCCGGCGTGAGATATTGAAGCACCGTGTTGCCTTCAACCTTCGAGGTCTTCACCACGCCACTCGGCGTGATCTTCGTGTTGAGCCCGAGTAGCGCGAAGTACATCGCCAGCCAGGCTTCAGCCGTTTTGAGATCCGCGGCGCGATCCTCATCAGCCGGCGCTTCCAGTAACGCATCGCTGTAAACCTCATCACCAACCCAGCCTCGCACGCGCCGGGACGCTGCGCCGATCGCGGGCGTCAACCGGGTATCGACGATGTCCGGCTTGATGTCGAAGTACTCGTGCAGCGACTGTGCGGTGATGAGTGTCTGCATGAGCGCTTATTTTTCCTTTTCCTTCAGCTTCTGCGTGTTGTCGTCACTCTCGAAAGTGACGTCGATTAGCCGGCCGTTCTGAATTGCTACCGCAGTCGCGCGGCCGACAGTTTTGCCGAGCGGTTTCTTTTGTGTTCGCACGATATCGAAGTCAGTCTCGAAATCGTGAAAGCTTGTAGTCTGGTCCTTTAGCTGGACCACCCTTTCCCTTGCCATGTTGATTCTCCTTTTGTTGGCCAGTAATTAAGACTCGTCAGTTAGAAGTTGAACGGGCTCATCCAGTCGGGGAAACCGTTGCCGGCGAACGCCAGTGTCTTATCGATGATGATCGAGCCGTTTCTTTGCAGCTTCGCGAACCCGGTAATCGTCGAGGCCACTGCCTCGTTGAGCCGCTTCGCGATGATCTTGTCACTCTCAAGGAGCAGCGGTTGGGCCGTCAGCTTCACCAGCGACACGTACTTGTCGACGAGCGCGATCCGGTTGGCCGGCACTTTATGGCTGGCGTAGAGGTCTTCCGGAGTTTGCACTGCGCTCTTGAACTTCACCGGCATCAGTGCTGCGCCTACATTCTGTTTGTTTTTGACTTCGGCTAGATCGAGGTACTCACCGCAGATGTCCTCGCCTCCGATCGCTACTGTGGCAGTGCGACCGATCATGTTGAACCGGATTCCGGGAGTCAGAAAATCGCGGTAAGCCAGCGTGTTTGCGTTGCGGACGCCAATGACAGCCGCCGCTTCACTGCCGTCTGCCAGATCGCCATTGACGACAACGTCGACGCAGTCGCCGCTCAGCCCGAGGGCAAACATGCGGCCGAAGTCGACAAAGAAAAGCTGCGTAAGGCTCACGGAGTTGAACATGATCGCGTCGTAGCTGATCTCAATTGCCCGGCCCTTGACTTTGATCACAACCTTTTTGTGGCCGTAGGACACCGTGCCCTGTTCGATGGTTGCGAGTTCTCCCGACTCCTTTGCAGAAGCGTCGGAGAGATTGAAGTACGGGATATTCACTGTGTCCGAGGCGACAGGTTCATCGCGGATGATCAGATCGTTGTAGTAGCCGGCCTGCACATTCCCGCGGTTGTGCGCATCGAGCCACAGTTCGGGACTAATCCAGTGTTCAGGGCCATTACTCTCGCTTGTGATTGGCGCCTGAGAGACCACCCGCTGCCGGGCTGTCTCGAGATGTTGGCGGGCAACGACGCCCATGCCCATCTGGATTCCCTGGCGAATGATTTCCGGCACCAGGTGCTTGTTATCGTCGTGATCCATCAGCTGATGGATCCGGGTGAAATGCGGATCGATCTCCAGCTCCGAAAACATGTGCTCCGGACTGAGCTCATACTCTTCTTGTAAATGCTCACGCAAAGAGATGTCGCGCGGGGCCTGCGCATTAGTGCGGATAGCGTGCAGCTCCGCCGTGATCTGCCTGACTTTCCCTTTCAAACCGTTTGTCGAACTCATTTGATACCTTCCTTCTCTGTTGGCGCGCCGCGCCGGTTAGGTTTAATAGACCAACACTTCGATCACGGCGCCGTCAGCGCCACCGATCCAGCAAACACCAAAAAGTGATTCGGCGTTATCGCCGGCCACCAGGTCTGTCTGCGACGTCCACTTGGCCACGCGGTTCTCACCGGTCCCGCCGTCGGCGGCAGCCAGCTTCACCCGATCGCCCGCGGCAATTGCGCCGCTCGCCTTGATCTCGATGCGTTCCTTGAACCGTGTCTCGATCGTGCCAACTCCATTGACCTCTTTCGCCGGACTTACTACGCGGCCTACATAGACAGCGCCTGCGCCAGCTTTGTTTACTGTTCCATTGGCCGTGATCGCCACCAGCGTGTCTTTCGCCAGGACTGCGGCAAAGATTGCAGTGATCGCCAGGCCCTCAACATGTGCTCTGAGTTTCATCGTCCTACTCCTTCAAGTAAAAATTTGGGCATGGCCCACTGTTAGAAAATTGAGCGAGCCGGCGCGGGCTTGCGAGGCTGTTTTGTCTGCGACGCCTTCTCGATTTCCTTGCGCTCCTCGACTGAGCTGCGACCCTGGACCTGCTTTGCTCCACACTTCTGGCAAGCTTGGGGAAATTTCTGTTCCGCCTGCTGCGTGTAAAAAGTGATCAAGCCCTCCAGGTCCTCGCCACTGGCGCTCTTGATTTGATTTTCCAGCGCCTTGGGCAGATCGCCTTCGCCTGCGCCCACGATGGCGAGCTTCGCGACGCGCAAGCACTCCGTGCGTTGTGACGTCACCACCCGATCTCCAGCTTCGGCGCGCGCCGCCAGAGCAGGCACTGCCTGAAGCACGGTTGCTTCAGCTACGTCATCGCCCTGGTGCTCGGTCAGGCCGAGCATCTTTTTTAGTTCTGCTGTTAGTTTCACTGTTGTGCTCTCCTTAATTGTTGTTGGACCACGGCGCGCTGCCGTCATCTCGGTCTCCTGTTCGCCTTCTTCCAGTCGTTTGGCCTGTGTGTCCGCGCCCTGGAAAACGAGCGACAGCTCCCAGAAGCCAAGAATCTTCGTCACGATCAGCCTGACGATCTGTCCCTCGACTTCCTCGCCGAGCAGGTCCCAGAAGCGCCCCTGCTCCACCAGCTCCGGATGCGAGAAGTCATACTCAAAAAGAACGGTCACACTCACCGAATGAATTGCCGGCGGCGTCATCATCAGCCCGCGGGCAATCCAGGGATTTTTCTTCCAATCGATCTTCAGCTTCGCGTTGATGCCGGGCGTCCCACCGGACTGCTCGCCTTTCGCGTCCCAGGTCGACTCCTGGACCACGCCCACCCAATCGGCGACGTGCCAGTAAACGTGATCTGCGTAAACGGTTTGGTTTTGTAGTAGCGGAACTGCCGCCTGCAGCACGCCGGGCTTTGAGTAGTCAAGCCAGTAACCTTCAACCGTGGTCGCGCTCAAGGCGCGAAACAACGGAAAGATGTAGTCAGTCTCTTTTGGTTTGAGTTCGTCGAGTGTTTGAAAGTCCGGAGTTGCCGGCGGAGCTGACTGCGAAGCGCGATAGGCTTCACTCAAGCGGGCGATGGAGTCACCCAGACCCTGACCGCCATCGGTGCGCGCCTGGGAAAGGATCGTCTCCGCCTGCTCAATGACGTCGGCGATCGACGTGGATGGAGCGCCGGCCTGGATCGATAGAAACTCGTTGACGCGCAGGTTGAGCTTGACGCGCCCCTGGCGTCGCTCCTGACTGACGATTTCGAAAGGTAACTTTTTCATTGCTTGCTTCCTGGAACGACTCCCTCAACGCGAGTGCGGCAGCGCGGGTGGTAGGGCGGGAACCCGCGTCCTTCAGTCACCAGATCGTCGTCAATGACTCCATCGGTGACGCGGTCCTTGACATAAGCGGCCGGATCGCTGGCGAATTCTCGGGCAGCGGCACTGTGGTACATCTGCTCGGCAAACTTTTCCGGCTCGAGATCGACCAGGCGATCGATTGTTTCAGCGGCAACGCCGACCCGCAGGAGCTTTCCGTCAAGCAGTTTGCAGATATCGGAAGTGCGAGAGTCTCGGGTGGCCACAATGCGCGCGAGCTCAAGTTTTGCCTGGCGCAGGGAGTTGATGTGAGCGTAGTTGCGAACGCGCTGCACGGAGCTGACCACGATGTTGTCGACAGCGGCATCGTTGATCTTGCTGAGCCGCCCGCCGGCTGCGGATCGAAACTCGTCGATCGTGTCACCAGAACTCCGGCCGAAAAGCTGGGCGCCCTTCTCGAGATACTCATCCCGCAGAAACCGTTTGACTGAATCTTCGGAGTTGTCCAGGTAGCGGCTGAAGTAAAAGTTGTCGAGCTTGCCAAAGAATTCGACGGCGCGTTTGTCAGGCCCGCCGAGGCGAAGCTTGACCGGAGATTCGCCCCCGAAGGGAGTTTCATCGTGCAGTCTGAAACTGCTGTAACTGTCTCGCGTCGATCGTTCGACGGCGCCAGTGGCACGCTTACTGGTCCAGGTCTTTTCGTAGCTCTCCCGGATAACATCAAAGACCTGCCCGCTGAAGCTGTCTGCGTCGCCGAAGTCAGCAGCAGCAGACTGGCGCAGAAAACTCCGAACGCTATCAAGAGCGTCGTCACGAGCCCGGTCACCGAGTGGGCCAACCGCCTTTTCATACTTCGCAATCCATTTATCCAAGAGCGCATCGATCTCTTCCTCCGTTATCAAGCTGCTGCCTTTTTTTTTAGCGGCAGGATTTTTCCTTCAGTTTCGGGAGCCAGCTCAATAACAGCGCGCTCATACCGGTAGCGTTGGGCTTGCACATCAAAGCGGAACTTCAGCGTTGCTGTGTTTCTCGACCTGATGCTTGCGTGCAGTGAGCTGGCGAGTTGCCCCGCGGCAAGGAGCGAGGGATCGAAGGCAGAGTCGTAACCCAGCTCGCGCGCGGCTTCATCAGGCGAAATAATTCCTTTCTCCGCTCGCTCGAGAATGTTGCGCTGGTTAATCTCCTGCGCCTCCGCGTCACTCTTCGGATCGCGCGCGTACGCCTTGTTGAACTGCACGGAGACGCTGTCGATTGCGAGCCCGCCAAGCCTGAGATCGAGCCGGTAGGTTGCCTCCTGCCGGCGTTTCGCCAGGCGCTGGATATTGCCCACCTGCGCCAGCAGCAGCTGGTACACGACATTCGCGTAAGTCTCTGTCGTCGAATCAGTGCGGCCGAAGAAAGCCGGTTGCATGGCGAGGCCCGACATCACCTGTTCTTCGTTGATCTGCCACACGTCTTTGGCGCCGCGCGCATCCGAAGCAACGTTCGAGTGCTGCGTTTGCTGATCGCGGAAGTGGACCAGCAGCCCCTTGTTGAAGTTCGCCTCGAGGCGTTTGCGCACGCTCGCCAGGTATTTCTGCGCGCGCCGGTTGTAGCTGTCCTGATCTTCGTTCGGCTGTTTGGGTGGCGGTGTGCAGGCCACACTGACTAACCCCAGAATGCCGAGCTTGCGCGCAATCCACTTAATGTTCTCCAGCATGTCGGTCTGTGGTCCGGTGATGGCACCAACCGCGGCGCTGGCTGGAGGCTTCGCATAAGGACTGTTCTCGATCGTCTGCACCGCGTAGTAGCGATAGGTTTCAGCGTTGAGCTGAATGCCACCCAGCGCTGACTGCGCGAAGCCAAGAAAACTGTTGGGGTGCTGATAGGGAACGAATTGACCTTCGCTGTAACGAAAACGGATCTGCTCGACCGGCACAATGACAACCTGCTCGACGCGACGCTGCCCAAAGCTCACCACGTCTTCGCTCGAGAGCGCGCCCGACCAGGCAATCTGTGCCAGGTACGCATTGATCAAGCCGTCGACGCCGGCGCCATTCTGATAAATGCGCGCGGCCGCTTCGTTGATGCGCGTCAGCGCTGCTTCCGCTGTGGTCGTCGACGGCGCATCGATAACGATCTGGTGTCCGGAGTTTCCCAGGTGAACGATGTTCGCAACGTACTGGCTGAGATCCGGATTGGTGAGCCACAGCATCTTCAAACAGCGCAGCATCTCGAAGTCGATCACCGGCGATACGCTGCCGAATAGATCGAGTGCGCCGGAAATGCGGCCCGAGAGATTGCCCGCCGTCTCTACCGAGGAGCGACCATCGTCAGGCAGCTCTATCCCCTGAATGCGCCGCAGCGACACGATGCACGCGTCGATAAACCGTGGCCACCAGATGAGAGCATTGCTGAAGAGACTCATGAACTTAAAGAGACCCCGAACCGAAAATCGTGCCTGTAAACTTCCCTTGTGATGGCCATTCCTGCCGTGGACACCGACCAGACGCGGGCAACTCCCCTGAGTGGAGGCCAATCAGGCATCGTCCGGGATTGCCAGCACTGTGGTGCCAATTTCGAGCCGGTCAAAAACAACCAGCTGTTCTGCTCGCCCCATTGCAAGAATGTGTTCCACGAAGTCGACCGCGCAGTCAGCGCCATCGAAAGACACCTGGTGACGATCAATGAGGCGGCGAAACTTACAAACTTGAAGCCCTGGCAGATTCGATATGCGATCAGTAAAGGTAAGCTTGGGGCAGTGGTCATACTCCGCCGCGTCGCCATTCGTCGTTCTGATCTGTCGTCACTCATCTCGCATCACCAACTTCAGGAAGAACTCCCACAAACCCCGTCCAGTTGCCCATCTGCATTCGCAGCACATACCAGCCAATAGCCAGCGCCATGAAAAGATCATCTTCGTGACCGGACAGCGCGGCGAAAGATCCGGAGTCGTTCCAACACACCGTCATTGCCTGCGTGCAAAACTCCTGGCTCGACAAACCGAGGTCGCCTGATCTGACCGCCTCCTCGAGAGCCAATCCCGCCAGTGGCTTGTTGACCTTATCGGTTGGAAAGCCGTACTGCGCTTCCTCCATTACTTCCTCGATCGACTTCCGGCCGTCGTCGACCGCACGCCGTTGCTTAGCGTCAAGGTGCTTGTAGAGTCGATCGGCGTAGCCGAGCTCCTTCAACCTGGCGATCGTCGCGTAACCGGTGTTGTTGCGCTCCACCACAATGCGCGCGCCGTTGAACCAGTCACTGACTTCCGCCACCCGATCGCCAAGCAGATCCGGAGACCGCCGCAGCTTCTCTTCAAATGCCTGGCGGCCGGTCCAGATGTCGATGACTTGAATCGCAGCAGGATTGCCGCTCTCGAGACCAGCGCTGGTGTCGACCGACACCAGATACTCATGACCGGGAACCGGCTCCGAAGGCGAGCAGGTCACCTTCAGATACTGCAGCGGAATCACTGACCGGCCGGTTTGTTCAAAACACTCGCGATCAGATTCCGGGTAGTCGATGAGAAACGACTTCTCGCCGATATCCCTGATCTTGCCCCGGCGCCAGGCGATGTACTCCGCGACTTCCGGCAGGTGCCAGCGTACTGGGCCAGCGACGTAATCGAGCTTGCGCAGGTGCCGCAGGATCAAGTACGCCACGACCCGTTCCCTGCGTGTCACCTGCGCTTGCTCGAGCTTCACCTGGCGGACACTTTCGCCAGGCTTCAGGAGCACCCATGAATCTCGATCGTTTCGTTTCAGCCGGTGAAAGCGCGCCCCTTCGATCCGGTATTCACGCTTCCACCACCATTGATAGAAGTGTGCCGTCCACCCGTTGCGTTTTGCTTTCGCTTGCTGGTAAACCGAATGACCATACTCAACACCACCGGCGGTGAATTCGAGCACCACTTCGCCACCCGCCGCCGCTTCGATCAAAGCGATGGCAGCCTTGCGCTGTTTGCCTTTCCAGTACGGCACTTCAGTGCCATGCAGGTTGGTGATGCCCAGACCGCGGCCTTTGTTTTCACGACCCGGTTGTACTGTCTGCGTCTTCAGCTCACTGTCGACTGTGCCCTTCGCCCGATCATTGAAGAGCACACGCTGCTCGTTGTAGCGCCGCGTCAGTGGTTGCAATCGCGCCGGCAGTCCCTCATACATAGCTTTCAAGGTCAGCCGGAACTCTTCCTCGGTGTCTGTATCGTGTGGCACTGTGCGGACGCGGCGCCCCGACAGGACCACCGCGTCCGCAAAGTTTCTCGCGAGAATGAGAGTTGAGAGTCCACCGCGCCTGCCCTTCACGATCACATCACGGCCAGTTAACCGGTAGTGCAGATCGCGCTGCAGATCGTTGAACTTCAGCAGGACTCGCTTATTCTCATCGAACGCATCACGTACGAAGATGAAATTTTCAATGAACAGTTGGCGGATCGTTGGATCGCCCCAGCGCTCGCGCCACCACGAGAGTGGCGCAGTCGCAATCTCTAAAGCCGACTGGTCGTCTTTGTGGTCCAGCCGGATGCTCGCGCGCTCATTCGCGGCGCGCGCTCTATCAAGTAGCTCGGCTGCCGATGCTTTCCGTTTCGCCATACTCCAGGGCAGCCTTTTCCAAAACTTTGTCCGCTATCTTCAGCAGCTCGCCGAGTGCCGCTTCGCTGATTGCCGGCAGCCATTCCAATAACCGCTCCCACATGGCCACAAAATCTTCGAGCGTGCTGTTGGCGCCGTGCAGTTTCGACTCTGCTTCCATCGACAGCTTCGCGTAATCCCGATGCTGGTAGACCAAGTCGCTGCTCGCGTTCGCGCCCAGCGTTTTGATCTCCTCATAGAGCCGCTTCCGGATCGCCTCGATCTCGTGAAACAATTGCTCAGCCGAAGTGCGCAACCCTTCCGGCCGCGTCGCCAGGTGAATCGCTAGCGCTTTCTCGAAAAAGTATTTGTCAATCCACCCGAGTTTCTGATCAGGTCCATCCTTGCCTCGAGTGCTCAAATT